CTACTCCACCATCACCATCATTAACAAAACTATATACTGTAGGCATTGGAACCATCAAAGGTTCCTCTGGATTATCTGTAGTAAAGTATACTCCAGTAACCAATGGACGCTTTTCAGCATCTTTATTATCCCATAATAACTTAAACTTCTCTGGACTAATTACTACATCTGAGTCTACCCATAGTAGCCATTTGTAATCAGTCTTGTCATACCAATAATCAATTACTGTCTGTCTTTGTCTAGCAATCTGATTGCCTTGACTACGTAAGGTTGAAGCAAATTCTACACCAGACTTTAACATTACATCTGTTACGCCTTGCATAAACTTGCCATCTACCATACCATTGTCACACCAAGCAATTGCTACTGAATCTTTAGTCCCCATTTTTCCCTACTTCTTTTTCTTTGCTGCTGCAGCGTTATCAATAAGATTTGGATAGGGTCTACCTGCTGCTTTAGCCCTAGCCTTTGCTGAACTCTTTTGCTTTGGTGTCAATTTCTTAGAAGTTTTCTTAGGGTTTTTCTTGTCCCAGAATGCTTTTTTTACCATTTGACTTTATCCGCCCAATAAGCCGCTGACATTTTACCTTTAGCAATATTCTTGCCATGTCTTGCTTTAAATGATTTGCGTTTCATCTTCATACGCTCAGATTCACCAGCCTTTGGTTTACCAGCAGTGCTTGCGCCTTGCTCACCAAATCTAATTGTCTTTACTTTCTCTCCAACTTTAGCCACAACTACGTGTGACTTCTTAGGATGATTAGGAGTACGCTTTGGTTTATTAAAACCAGATACTCCAGCCCTTTGTAATCTTGAATCTTTCACTTGCTCCCCTTTACTATTTTTTTAGTCTTAGGGTCAAAGCGAGTTTTCTCACTACCATCTTTACGGAGAATAACAATCATACCGTCCCGTATAATTGATTTGTTAAATCCGTCGTGACGCTTGCGTTGACCCGATGACATAATTTACTTCTTCTTGCCCATCTTTTTCATAACCATTTTCTTACCTGCTTTTTTGGCTGCTTTCTTGGCCATTGCCTTGCCCTTTGGTGTGTATGGAAATTCCATCTTTCCTACTTTTGGCATTATATTTGTCCTATCTCTTTCATTATAGTTGCGGCTTTTGGTGTTATATCTTTAGTCTTAGGCATAGTGTCCGCATTGTACGCTTTACCTAATACTTCTGAAGCCCTATGCGCTTCTTGTATGTGACGCATAGTTGTTCCTGCTGGTTGTATTCCTTGTGCTCTTGCATCTCTATAAGCCTGTAACTCAGAAGTCCATTTCTTATCTGAAATATCTCTTTTGGCATCTCCAGAGTTCATCTGAAGTCCTAAACCTTTACATCCAAAACATCCATCTATTGCAACTGGATGATGTTCCCAGTGTTTCATATATCCCCTTATACTGCTGTAAAGTTTGCTTCTGTTACTCCTACACCACCAGCAATTAATGCTGCTTTAGTAGCATCATTGACTATATGCTTATGTCCGCCAAGATAGAACTCCTGGTAATCATCCATTGCTTCATCAAGAACGTAACGGACCCTTGAATACACTCCACCACTCTTAGCAATACTGATGCCTTTGCGTAAGTTTGCAAAGTAAAATAAACGATGTGCACCAGACGGACCTTCTAGTACATATGGTGTTTCAAAAACATAATCTGCCATTTTGCTCCTTAATGAACTTACTCCGTAGCAGGAATATTTCTACCCCTGCTACAGCGTCAATCAACTAAGCGATTGAAGAACCTGATTCGATTCTGTATAGTGCTTCTTCACGGTAGCGTGCAAAGCCAAGTACGCCGTACCAACCCATTGGGCGGTGACGCATTAACTTGTCAACTACTGGTCCGATAACTACATGTGGCTCTTCGGCAACTGCCTCAGCCAATGCCTGTTGTCCAGCAAGGATTGTACGGTACACCTTTGCAGATGCAGCACCATCAGTTGCTGTGTACAGACGTGGAGACTCTACGAAGTATGCACCCTCGTATGTTCCAATTTCTCCTGCCCAGATACGGTCTTGAACAGAGCCGTATTGGTTAGGAAGTAACCATCCTGCTGAACCTGTCTCAGCACGTAGGTCGTGGGATACCTCTGGGTGAATACCAGCCCAGTATAGTGAACCCTTACGAGCAACGGCCTTGCCAGCACGTAACTTAGCAACAGCCTTACGGATGTTAGCAGAAGATAGTGTTGCAGCAGCGGTTACAGTTGCTGTTGAAGTTGCAGTTGAACCTGAGTAGATTACGTTAGTTCCGCCACGCAATGTTGTCATTGCTACGGAGTCAATAGAATCTGCAAGGTTGAATGCGATAATGTTTGCGATTGCTGGGTCTACATCAGCAAGGCTGAATAGTTCCAACGCACGTGTTACCAACACTGAGTTACCGTACTCTGCAAGAGTAATGGTTACTGAGGTTGGTGTGGACATTGCTACTGCATCTGGGTCAGTATCCTCAGTGAGGGCTGTAGTTGCAGCAGATAGGTCAACATAGCGTTGTAGAACAACTGTTGAACCAGGGATTGCTTGGCGTGCTGGACGCTTGTCTGCAACTGAGCGAATTAACGGCTCAGAGCGAAGAGCGAATTCAAGAAGACGGTCATACGCCTTCTGAACTAAACCAGCAGCACCTGCGGTTCCTCCTAATGAGGATGAACCAGTTGATACAAATGAATTAGCCATTTGTTTACCTCCAGGTAATTAATAACGGAATTTTATTGTGAGCGAAGTACATCCAATAATGCATCCATCGAATCTGCATTATCAATGCGAAGATTTAAATCCTCTGCTCGGTCCGGGGTAACAGCGCCCTGTGTCAAAACATCCTGTTGCCTTAACGAGGCACGGTCTTGTTCTGATATCTTAGGCTCCTCTTTAGCAACCGTAATACCAAATAAATCAGCATTGTCATCAAGCCAGTTAGAAACTGACTCTTCGTTGACTTCCTCTAAATCTTTCAGTACTAATCTTGCTGCTTTAAGGTTTACACCCTTCTTTTCTAGGACCTCTTTGACTGTACGCTCACGCTGTAACTTGGATAATCCCTCAAGTTGCTCAGTGAGTTCCTTAATACGTTTCTCATCAGAACGCTTTGCCTTCCGTAACTTTTTAAGTAAGTCACTTCCGTCACCTGCGTACTCATTAGTAGTATCTAGGTCGTCTTCGTCTTCATCCCAGTAATTGTTGCTCATAGCAACACCACCCTTTCTATTCGTTGTAGTCGCAAGCCTCAAGTCAATTCGGGGAAATTGGTTGGCTCTTGCTATCGGTCTTGTACACTGCATGGGGCCGATGGGTCCGTGTCAGGATTCTATTTGTTAGAAGGAACCTCTAGTTTCAGTGCCTAGTGTTCCTCTTGAAACTCCAGACTTACCGGAAAAAGTTCCGATTTCTGCCTGAGTTAATTTTTCACGCTTACGTTTTTCAGATGCTAATCCGCCAAAGACTTCTTTCTGTGCTTCGACTTGACCATAAGCATCCATTCCGCCGTAAATCTCGCTAAGTTTTTGTGCTCCAGGCAAGATATCTGCAATTGTTGCATAACCTTTTCGTGCTTGTTCCTGAGTTACGCCTTGCATTCTAAGTTCTTCGGCTGTTGTTTTGTTAACACCTAGTCCTTGAGCAAATGCTGCTGTGCCAATTTCTGCGGCAGTAATCTTATTTTGAATTTCAGATAGTTGAGATTCTGGGTCTAGTGCATAAGCAACTAAATCCTGTGCTCCTAAATTATAATAACTCTTAAGAGTATTGGCTACCTCTGGAGAAGCGTTTAATACACGCTCAGTTGCAGTTTGTACTCTTGCAGTTAACTCCGTTGGAGATACATCGTTGGCAATAAATTGAGATACGTATATATCATTATCAAACTGTCTTAATCCGTAAGCACGTAATACTTGGCGATAGGTATCTTCTAAGGTAATATACTCACCAGGAGATAATACTGCTAAACCTTTTTTAAGACGTAAGTCATTAGCCTTAAAACGTTCTTTGTACTCAGGGGTATTTTGTAAAGCAAAACTAATTGTAGCGTCGCTAGCACCTTCTGCTGCTAAATTTTTAATTACTGTCGCAAGAGACTCTAGGCCATATTGTGAAAATCTTTGTTTTAATACATCAATAGCATTTAATCTACTTACTTCTGCCGCTCTAGCCTGTTGAGTTGCAAGAATCTCTGCAGCACTTAATACGGGTGGGGTGTAGGTTGGCGCCTCTTCTCTAGCAGTGCTGATGTTACCACTAGGTGAGACAGTTTGCGGAATGCTAGGTTGCTCTATAATTGGTTGGCCACCAATAGTGCTACCACTTAATATGGGGGTTGGGGCTACTACTTTCTTTTTTCCAGTTAATGGGTCTAAATCTGGATTAGCCGCCCAGAAGGCATTAGATTCTGCCTGAAGTCTTTCTGAAGCCACCTTGCCAACATAGGCAGATTGTAAATCCGTAAGGGGAACTTTAGCATTTGCTGCAATTGCTGCTGGAGTATAAATTTTTTGAGGATTAATTACGCCTGCAGGAATTGCATCTTGTTTTTTAACTTCTTTTTTAACTTCTTTTTTAACCGGAACTCTATCTTCTCTTTGATTTGCCCTAGTTGCCATTAGGCTAATCTCCATTCTTCGAGAACTTTTTTAGACATAGAATCTAGGGTTGCCAAAGCATTCTTTGTATAGCCCCACTCATCTGTACTTTTAACAGTTTTCTCGACTAACCATTGTGGCATTTTCTCTGCTTTTCCAGTATTTGGATTTACCCATTGAGTTATCATTCTAAATGTTTTATCATCGTTGGTAATTGTTGTTGGGTCTTTTTCTAAGAAAGTAGCAATTGTTTGTTTAACGTTTGAGGTTTGAGAATCAAATGACACCCCAGCCAGGATTTGGTCAGAATATGCTGGATAGGCAGATGCTGACAGTGTTCTAATTTCATCCTGTATATCCTGAGCAGTAACAGTTCCAGCAAATAGGTCTTTAGATTTCTGAGTCCAATAAGAATCATTTAGTAACTGGTTAACTCCAAATGAGTTTGCATAAGACTTTAGCGCAACAGTGTCACCAAGTATTTCTCCACCAAATCCAGTAATCTTATTTGATGACAGGATAGCCTGGTCTAATTGATTATCATCTAATCCTCTAGCATATGCATCTTCTACAACCTTATCAAATGTGGCTGTATCAATTTGAATACCTGAACTTACAAGACGCTTACGAGCAGCAAGTTTGTATTTAGTTACAGAATCTGCATATACCTGCGGTTGTTCTAATTTTTGTTTCTGACGTGTCTTTACGGTTGAGTTGCTGGTGCGGTAGTAATTTGTCTTAAATAATGCTTCAA